AGGGGTTCACCCGGAAAGACGTGGAACTGGTCGAACGAATAACTAACGCGGAATCTGTAGACATCAACAAAATGAGGTAAAAAAACATGGCAGACGATTTCATGAAAGTAATGGAGAACTGGAACGGATTTCAGAACCTCCGTGGCGCTACCAAAGTCCCTGAAACGGCTATGGCGGCAACCATTGATCTGATTGTGAACAAAGACCGGCTCTCGAAGCGGATGCACGAGGCCCGGCTTGAAGAGGCGATCACTACCAGCGATTTCGCGTATCTGTTCGGTCAGGTCATTGACCGGCAGCTCCTTGCCAACTACAAGGCCGTCTATGCGGACTGGAAATCTTACGTCAAGATGAGCACCGTCCCTGACTTTAACACCGTAAGGCGCGAGAAGCTCCACGGTAGCGACCATCACCTTGACGAGGTGCCGGAGAAAGGCGAGTATCATGCAACCACGCCGACCAACTGCCGGTATACGTATAATGTCAAGAAATACGGCAGGCAGTTCGATGTGAGCTGGGAAGCCATCATGAACGATTCTCTTGGAGCGTTCAACGATATCCCGCAGCGGTTCGCAACGGCAGCACTCCGCTCAGAAGCCCGGTTTGTGACCGGCCTGTATGCGGCGTCTACCGGAGACGGTAACGCCTCGCTCTATGGGGCAACCATCACCGATTGCGGGCAGGATATCACCAACCTTGGCGTTCTCCCGCTGACCATCGCCAACCTCGAAACTACCATGCAGCTGATGACTCAGCAGACCGATCCGAACGGCGAACCTATCGGTATCATGCCGAAACACATTGTAGTGCCCCCGGCGCTCGAGTTCACCGCCCGCGCGATCCTGACATCTGCTGTAAAACAGTGGACGGAAGTTGGCGCAGGTGCCGGTATTCCGGTTCCGACAACCAACGTGGTTCCGCAGATGGGGCTCCAGCTCCATGTTGACCCGTTCCTGCCGATAATCGACACCACCCACGGAAGCACCGCATGGTATCTCTTCGCTGACCCGTCACAGGGCGCGGCAGTCGAGTTCGCATACCTCCGTGGCTACGAGTCCCCGGAAGTCGTGATGAAGGCGTCTAACAAGGTCAGCACTGGCGGAGGAGGGCTTGCATCTCCGTTCTCAGGCGACTTTGAGACGGACAATATCATGTACCGTGTCCGCCACGTATTCGGCGGCGCTCCCCTTGATCCCCGCATGACCTACCTCCAGAGCGGAGCCTAATCAATCCCTTTTTCGGGAGGGATTGAGGTATGGTAGGCACAACATACAGCGTCCAGACATATACCGGCAGGACGGCAGTAACTGACGCTACAGCGTTCATAGAAGCCCTAGGAGCCGATCAGTTCGTTGCTTTTCAGGTATGGGCGGAATCTGAGAATACCAGAGTGATGATCGTATACCTGACCGGCGGATTGTGAGGTTGACGGATGGCATACTGCACGACAACCGATGTTTATCTTGAAGCTGGATCAAGTGTCGGGACAGTCACAGAAACCGATATCACCAACATGATCGTACGGTCTGATAAAGAAATCAAATCTCGGCTCCGTGCATTGGGTATAACAAGCTATCCCGATTCAGACGACGATCTTGAAACCGCGTCGATACAACTCACCATAGCAAAAATTAAGCGTAGACAGTCACAAGAACTCAGCCGCCCCAACTCGCTTTCATTAGGATCTGACATATCGTTCTCAGTTCGACCGGAGGACGAGGCGAAAGCGGCGGAATTGAAAGCGTCTGCAGCAATCACTCAGTATGCCGATTATGCGGGCGGATCTCCCATTCTGATCGTTCCAAACCCAGACGATCCATATCTTGATATCAGAGAGGGGATCTAAATGGTTCTTCCAACCGTTTTCTTAATCCATACAGCCACTCTCAACCATTCAACGGCTGAAGTGATCGATGATTACGGAGCGTCAGTGCCCGGAACACCAGTAGTATCAACCGTATCATGCCGGTTTGTCGGGCCGAAAGAATCTATGCGTAGTGGAGGATCAAATCATCTATACATCCAGAGTAGTCCACGGGTGTTACTTCCTGCTGGTACAGAAGTGTCCGAAGGCGACACGATCATCAGCACAGAACTCGGATTCACAGGATCGTTTCAGATCAATTCGGTGAAACAAACCTATGAAGCGGCTCAAAGTATTGTATCTCATATCACCTGCGAGATTGCTACTGCTGGCGCAACCGGGGGTGTGTGATGGAAACCAGCGACCACGACCTCCTGATCCGGCTTGACGAGAAGATGGACGCGATCCTGAAACGGTTAGATAATGGGGACGTTTGCCTTCAAGACCACGAGAAACGGATCGGCAAACTCGAATCGTTCCAAGCAACCATCATAGGCGTTGCTGGCGTGGTATCGTTGACCGTATCCCTGATATGGTCAAAACTTGGCGCGTTCTTTGGGAGCAGCTAATGGCGGAAATCCGTGGCATGAAAGAGCTGAAAGAGGCATTTAAAAATCTCAATATCCAATTTGGCAAGAATGCCGATACAGCCGTAGTTCTTGGAGGTCTTTCATACATAGCAGACGTAAAAAAAATATGTCCCTATAAAACGGGAACATTGAGACGGTCAATCCACGTACAACCACCTGAACATAAAGGGGGTGTTGTTGTAGCATATGCTGGAACGGATCTTAAATATGCTCGCAGGCTCGAATACGGATTCGCTGATAAAGACAGCCGAGGCCGGGTCTACAATCAGGCAGCTCGGCCATACTTCCGTCCCCCGCTTGATACGAATCGGGAAAAATATATCAATGTCATTAGAAAGGCGATGTTCAGATGAGCAACGACGTCGAACTGGCAATTATCACGGCTCTGAAAGCCGATACGGGCGTGTCCGGAGTCGTGGGGACGCGGGTGTATCGTAAGAAACTCCCCGCCAACCCCACATTCCCCGCGATCACCGTCTCGAAAGTTGACGATATCGCGGACGATGATACCAACACGGGTGGATGGGCGCATACCCGTATCCAGTGCACCTCGTGGTCAGCATCACCCGGGCCGGAAGATGCGTTATCAAAACTCGTCCGGAAAGCCCTGCACCGTAAAAAGAACACGTTGATGACGGCAGGATCCGGGAAAGTGTATATCGTAAGTATCCGCGATGCCGGGTCCGTGCCTGACGAAAACACCGATATCCCGCTCTACATGGAGCACCGGGATTTCATGGTACATTATGATTACAAGGAGGTTTAAGTAAAAATGAGCCAAGAAAGCCTACGAGATACGATTCTCAACCAAGAGGCATCTGAAAAACGCACCGGAAGAGAAAATGATATGTCAGATCTTATCTGGGCGATTGTAAATTACATTGACATTCTCCAAGTAAGAGTGTCTAAAATCGAAAAGAAAATGAGGGAAAAACATGACTGAAGAAGTACAGAGCACGCTTGGGGTTCAGATCCTCAAGAGCGGCGTTGTAATTGGCGAGATGGACGAACCGAAATATCCCGCAACAACGGCAACGGTTAAAGAAACTCGCGCCCAGAACAATATCGGCGGGGTAATGACCAAGTTAGTTACTTGGATTGACAACGACCCATTAACATTTAAAATTAGATATACTGGTAGTGCAGCACAGGAAACTCTGTTATCAGATATCTATGACCGTGATTTAGACACATGGATGGTTGTATTTCCCCCAGATTTACACAGCGGCGGGCATTCGTTCTCGTGGAGCGGCCAGATCAGCAAATGCGCATTGACCGAAGATGACGGCGTTGCGTACATTGACATGGAAGTCACGGTCAACGGACGGATCACACACAGAACCACATTATCGGCAGGTCTGACAAACCCATGGTTCACGATTGTTGATGAGAACGCAAATTCGCTCACACCCTCTCCAGCGGCAGCCGAGACCACCACCGAATACGATATTGAGGCATACAGCGACAATACGGCTGTCGTAATCACCCCTACATCAGCAACAGGCACGATCCGGGTGAACGGCACGGTTGTGGCGACCGGTGTAGCATCGGCTTCGATCCCGCTCAATACAGGTCAAGGATCTATCACGTATATCTCAATCGTCGTATCGACACTGAATACAACGCCGGTGATCTACTGGCTCCGTGTCCACATCGGTGATACAGCGCACCCGTGAGCGTGAGGTATGGACGGCAGGAAACATACCATTTTTGAGGCTGGCGGAAAGGTCTACAACTTACGGGTATCGTTCAACGCCATGTGTATGTTCGATGACCAGATCGGATCGGTAACTTCCCTATTATCCGGTGGTGCTGACGCTAAGAACTTCATCGCATACCGTGGACTTCTATGGGCGTCCGTCAACGCTTACGGAAGCGAGAAGATCACGGTTGAACAGGCCGGGGATATCTGCGAACAGTACATAGCGGAGAAAGGGTTCGAGGCGTTTGTCAAAGAGATGCAGCGGATCATCCAATCGTCCGAATGGCTCGGCAGTAAAGGGGATGCTGGAAAAAACTCAAGTCCGGACCTGAAAAAACCTTCCGGGAAATCATAGCGGAGTATGAGAAATTGGCATATGGTATAGGTGGATTAACCCCGGCGGAATTTGGCGATCTGACACCTGCCGAGTTTGTACCTTATATCAATGCTCGGATCGAGCGGGAGAAAGAACTGATCAAGATGGACAATGAACGGATAGGAACGATCTGCGCGATCCTACAGAACGGGATCCCAATAGGGTTCATCAAGAAAGGCGCGAAAGTCCATCACCCGTCAGAATATTTCGGTAGTGTTGAAAAAAGATCGGCCGACCCGACAGAGCGGAAAGGTAAGATCCAAGGGATATATGACACTATGATGGCGTGGGTAAGTGCCACGAAAGGAGGGAAATAGATGGGGCTTGAAGCGTTCGCCAACGGGATCGCGTTCCCGGTAACTGCCGATCTAACCGGCCTTAAAACCGGGTTAGCT